GGGGCGGTTGCCCGCCCCGTCAATCATTAACTCACGTTACCGTGTTTCATTAATCTACGTTAGTAAATTTAACGCCACGTTTGTTGTCAGAATCATCAAGAATCTTTGATCCATAGACCATGTCAGCAACCACCTTGGTTCCTAATGCGTCTATCGAGTATTCGCTTTGAACTCTAACTTCTTGTTGCATAGCAACGGCGCAAGCACTCTTATGAAAGATTGCACCTGGAATCGTTGAGCTTGTTCCAGAACTGGCAACGGTATTGCTCATATAAACATCAATTCCGTACAGTGATCCAACCATTCCGCTTCTTAAGCCTCGGTTGCCTTCACCCACAGCATCATTACGAATGAAATACTGTGCGATACCAGCAGAAGGATTCAAGATGTCAGCAAAAAGCGTTGGATTCACAACCATCGCACATTCGCCATCCATATAAGGAACGTCTGCTTCACCTAAAACCGCTAGTGCGGCTTCAAATACTGCGGCAGTTAATGTGTCATCTGCGCTTAGTGCCTGACTGTCATTAAGACCGTCAAGTTCCGCCCAAATGTCTGCATCTAACTGGCGAGCAAGAGCTTCACCCATCATACGGGTGTACTTTGCTACCAAATCTGCCTCGGATTGAATGAGAGCTATGTCCTCAAATAATTTTCCGACATATTTATGCTTATCTAAAGCAAGTTGTGTCTCGGTTGATGCGGTTGCGTCATAAGATACGTCGCTTCCAGCGGCTTTGTCTGAAGCTGAAATTATACCGATTTCTGGAATATGTACTACATCTCCGAAACCTTTGCTTCCAACAAGAGCTGAATAATCATCGCACAAACCACGAAACACGGTTTTTCTCTCGAAAAACTTATATATTCCATCAGCCCAAATTTCAGGTATGAAATATTGTTCGGTAGTCGTCGTTGCGGGGCTACCCTGGTAATGTTTTGCCATTTTTAACTCCTAAAAATCATTTTCGCATATACGTCTGCAAAACTCTATCCCAGTTCTTGCGCCTCTCTGAAGCTGGCATTGATACCCAATCTTTGGGCATTTCTCCGTCAGCTATTGCGCCAGGAACGTCGGGAACATTCTTAACTTGTTCCTTCGAGAATCTTGAGACGAGTAATTCTAATTGTATAAGAGGAAGATTACCAAATGTCTGTTTGTCATCGTCTGACAACTCAGAGAGAAGCATATCTCTACGCAACCCTTGGTATTCGCTCTTATCTTTGTTATCCTGAGAAAGCTTTTCGATGGCTTTATCTTTTTCGACTATTAACTCCTGAAATTTTCCTTCTTCTTGGAGTTTCTTCTGTCGGACAGATTCTTGTTCTTTAACAAGACCATCGAACTTATCCTCAAGTTCCCTATAGTTTTCTGTTAACTCACTGAATCTATGATAGGGGACATTCGGTGATAGTACATTTTCTGTGGCTTCTGTGCTCTTCGTTTTTACGTCTTGACTGACTTCAGGGTTTACAACTTCCTGTGGTTGATTATCCATTTTACCTCCGTATGAGTATTATTATTATTTCGGATTGCCAAAATATTTGACACAAACTTAAATTGCGAATCAAGATTCCTGCAATCATAAATTAAAAAGAATTATTGGAAGCCTTACAAACACACGATTTTAAGAGGAAGTGGTTCAAATACATTGGGTATAATCCACATGCTGGACAGCAAAAACTTCATTTTCCAGACAAAGACTCAGCTTCCTTTTTTGTGAACATCTGTGGTAGGCGATATGGGAAGACGACAGCCGCCTTCAGAGAGGCAGAGTTTATTGCGGCACAACCAGATAAAAAAATATGGCTGGTTGGTCTTTCATATAAAAAATCCAGGCTGATGTTCCGAGAAATATGGAAAGATATGGTAGTTGGACACGAAGACGATATTAGTAATGCAAGTGAAAAAGAACAGTATATTAAATTTAAGTGGGGATCAGTGGTAGAGGGTATGTCGGCTGATAACCCTTCAAGTTTGGTGGGCGAAGGTTTAGATCTATTGATTATTGATGAGGCGGCAAAGATGCCTCGAAAAGTTTGGGATATGTACTTATCCCCCACTCTGTCCGATAGAAAGGGAAAAGCAATATTCATAACCACCCCGCAAGGGTACAATTGGGTTTATGACTTATACCTCCTTGGTAAAACAGACCCACAATGGTACTCTCTTCAATCACCCTCATGGACGAATACCCATGCTTTTCCCCTCGGGCAGAGTGACCCCTTTATACTTGAGAGAAAGAGAAATCTTGCTAAAGAAATTTTTGATCAGGAATACGGTGGAGAATTTTCTACATTTGAGGGTCGTGTATATCCGTTTAAAAGGGAGATTGACTGCGGCGAGTTTCCATATAATCCGAATCTACCAACATATTGTACAATAGATTTTGGCTATCGTATGCCCGCTTGTGTATGGACTCAAACATATTCTGTTGGGGGAATTACTCATATTAATATAATAGATGAGATAGTTCACAAGAGAAATATTGCCACAGATGCTTTGGCAAAGAAAGTTAAAGCAAAACCTTACTCAGTGCTCGTATATTTCGGCGACCCAGCGGGTTCACACGTTCAAGGTCAGTCTGGATTGGGCGACACCGAGATATTTAGAAAGAACGGAATGGCTATACGCTTTAGGAAAGATAAATTAAGTAGAAACATCGCTTCAGGTGTAAGTCATGTTAGAGGATTCTTTGAAAGTGCAGATAAAATAAGAAGAGTACATGTTGATGAAAGATGTACTGGAATTATGGAAGATTTCGAAAATTATCGTTATCCAGAGGCGGTTGAGGGTAAGCAATTACAGTCAGACCCCATGAAAGACGGTTATCATGATCACGGGTGTGATGCTTTTCGTTATTTCGTTACAAATCGCTTCCCCTTAAGAAGCAGAGAAATCAGAACAATAAAAAGGTAATATTATGGAAATGATACCAATAACGCCAGCCGAGATCGTATCAAACTCATTGAAAGAGTTTAAGATGCTTCAGTCTAAAGCAAGGCGAGACCAGGTGAGAAAATATATTAATTATTATACGGGGACTTCTACGGATCAGTATATAAACGATTATTTTGGGGCAGACTCCTTTAAAGAGATTCCGCCTTATGAAGCAAACTTCACCAAGAAATTTATTAATAAAATAAGCCGAATATATACAATCGGCGCAAATAGAAACGTGAATCCGAAATATTTTGATCTGGTTGGCAATAAAGATGTGACTATGAAACATTTGGAAAGAATGACTCGTTTGGTTGGAAGCATCGCCGTAAGGGTTATGTTTAATGAAGAATTGGAGAAATTTGAATATCGTCCTGTTTATTATTTTGACCCATATTTTTCAAGTGATCCATTTAATCCTAGTGCTATTGTATATCCTATGAATCTCCCAGTAAACGATCCTGAAGACACAGGAAAAGTTCAATATGCGTTCTTTGATGACAAGCATTTCATTGTATATGATGCTGAAGGTACAGTTATACATAGTGAGAGTCATAACTACGGAGTTTTGCCGTTTATTTTCCTACACCGTGAAAATCAGATTGATTCTTTCTATGTTGAGGGTAGTTCGGACATTATTAATGCTAATGAGCACGTTAATATAACAATGACCGAAATGCAGTTGGGATTAAGATACCAGATGTTCGGTCAGCCGTGGACAAACCTAGAATCCGACAAACCAGTAGCGAGAACGGGAAGCGATGAAATACTCATGCTTGGCGAGGGTGGATCGTATAATATTTCGTCTCCAGGTGGCGATATTGATAATGTTATAGACAATGTCAAGTTTCAGATAGAGATGGTGGCGCAAAATCATCATCTTTGGGTAACATGGGCAGAAACAGGCGGCGAAGTACCGTCTGGAATCAGTTTAATGATAAAAGACCTAGAGCGTCATGAAGATTTTGTTGATGATATTGAACTATGGCGAGTTTATGAACAGAAACTATATAGAGTAGAGAAAGCTATAGCTGAATATAATAATATCAAATTACCAGATAAATTTGCTGTCGATTTCGGTGAAGTTGAGTATCCCATGACAGTTCAAGACCAAATTATGAGGGATGAGTTTGATTTGGCCCACAATTTAATAACTGATGCAAAGATTATGATACGGGACAACAAAGACCTGTCTTTAAAAGAAGCTCAGAAGATAATTGATGATAATAGGGAAATAAATGAGCAAAGAAACCAACAAGGCCTCTTTAATCAGCTTCGCCAAGGAGCTTGATAAATTAAACGACGTTGATATTACCCTAAAGGGTAATATAGAAGAAATTTTAAACGACCCTATGGCCTGGGGGGAGCAACAGTCTTTAAAAGCGATTGGAGAAAACCTTGAGAAGCTTGTTGAGGCAAGGGAGCTCGGCGAAAAATTCGTCAAGGGCTTGAGTTGAGCAATGGACTTAGAAGTATTAAACGAACTAGGATATGTTGAGGTGATTGAAATCTCACTATGGTTTGGTGTGATGTATTATGGAAAATGTTGGATAGATAACTACTTTAAGGGTAGTGAATAATGGTTTCTTTCTCAATTCCATCTCTCCCAGAGGATGCGGTGGAAAAATATAAACTAGCAATATCGGATCATTTGACTGAGTGCGCAGTAATTGCCAGAGATATGATAAGGGGAGGAATAGATAACGGTCATGATATACATGGAGATGAGTTCGAGCCGATACATGATGTGACGAAGGTAGTTAGGGAGATGCGTGGGAGAGGCGGAGACAAACCTCTTTATGATACTGGTAGATTATACAATAGTATTACAGTTGAGGATGCAACTAGCGCAGATGGTGAAGCCCATGTTAATATAGGCGTTGAATACGGTCAATACCAGAACGAAGGGTTTTATGTTGGGTCTAATTTCACTGTACCTAAGAAAGACCCCAGTGAATCATGGAAAGAGCATAAAGAGAGAGGTGGTAAGTTTTTCTTGGTGGAGGGTAAGTATGTTGAACCGAGAGAATTTTGGGGATTACCAGCAGATTTCTTTGAAAGATCAGAATATAAAGACGCTTATGACAGGCTTGATAAAAAAGTTCAAGAGATACTGGGCGACTTCCCAGTTGAAACATATTGAGATTTTTTTAACTACACAGCTAAGTTATGCCTAATGAAAAAGACAGATTTGGAAAGCTTGATAAAAGAGATCGAGAGATTGTTCGATGGGTCTCAGAAATGCTCGGATGGGAAATTCAAGTCTTTAATGCAAGAATTAGACAACAGGCTGAAATTCTTAGGAGAGCTGGCGTATCAGAACAATCAATTGTTGGGTTTCTTAGTCAAGACCTTGGTTCCAACGGGCGCATCTTCGGAGAATTTCGAAGCTCCATTAAACGAGGAATTGTTGGAGGAATTATGCAAGCTTCACGCCGAGAACTCTATTTGGGGGGAGACGTAAAATATAAATGGATAGTTGCTCAAGGTGTGGAAAACTGTTCAGATTGTCTAGGAAGAGCTGGGGAAGTAGACACCTGGGATAGCTGGATGTCTAGGGGGATGCCTGGAACTGGATGGAGCGTTTGTCGGGCAAGCTGTTATTGCCAAATTGTCCCTGAAAAAACCGATATTGACAACATTATAAAAATAAGAGGCAAATAACCTTATATATTAAGCAGAAGCC